CTGCTTGTTAACCACCGGGAACACCGTGCGGCAAAGCATTGTACCACCGGTACCGGCATTAAAGATACCAGCTTCCGTGACCGCGCCAGTACCAACGCCAGCGGCGAAGGAGGCGATGTATGTGATCTGGTTAGCTGTTACTGTCGTGCTTGTCAGCGTAACGCGACTTGCCGAGATCTCGGTCTCAAGCGTCGTATCAGCAGCGGCAGCGGCGGTCGTCCCCGTGCCAAGGCTCATGTGGCTCATGACGCTAGCCGTAGCGTCCTTCATACGGTTAACGATGAAGTTGAGACCAGTATTCACGACAAGGTTCTTGAGGAGAACATCCTCCTTTACCTGACCGTCAGGACCAGAGAGCACAACGCGGAGCTCACCGGTAGCTTTGAGAGTGTCGATGTTCTGCATCTTCTGTCCTCAAGTAAAAGTTCGTTCTTGGCCGACATACCCCTGTGAGAAGTATGTACTATCACAATAATCAGTCCAAAACAGCCCACCTGTGTCGTTTGCTGTAAGAACTTCAGCCAATGGCTTCTGCAGCGATACTTGCCGCTGCTCAACTAAGACTAGGTTCTCGACTACTGCCTTATTGAAGATAGTAGTCTGATCGTCCTCTGTCGTAGTAGTTCCGTCAAAGTCGTCTGTAACTGAGACCCCGTTATACAAGTTTTTGTATAAGTTAGGGGCATAAGTATCTGTTGCAGTTTGGTTTTCTTGTTGCGGAGGAACACCACCTGCGGCGATGCGAACAACGTCGACAAGCTCTGTATTAGCAACCGTGTCCTGAGCATCTAGGCCAACATGGCGCAACAAAGCGTCAGATGTACTAACAACATCGTTCAGGGACTTATGGAACGTGTTGACTAGAATTTCAGAACTGACAACTGCGTCGGTAACATTTCTATAGAAATCTACCGTCCGATCTTCAAACGTATGGGCATTATCCGACGCAGCAATTTCAGCCGACGTATAGAACAGATCAGAAGTGTGGACTGTGCTGGAAGTCGGCTTATCAAGGTCATGTACAGCCTGCTCAGTCGCCAAGAACGTATCGGAGCGCTGTACGCTCATATCGAACTGGTGGTTCTCTGAGGTCAGAACCGTATCGAGCAGAGCCTTATTCAGGAACATGACCTGACCGTCGTCGGTCAAAGCCACAACCGAGATATCGTCTGTCGCGTCTGCTACGTCCAAGAACTCGCGTACGTAGGCCACGGTACGAGAGTACAGATCCGAAGTTACTACCGTATCAACTGCAGCCTTGCCCACCAAGTTGGTAGTAAGGTCTGATTGTGTAATGGTGTCTTGACGAGACGTGTCCAAATAATAGGACAGATCTTCGTTTGCTAGGACTATGTCCTGCCGAAGTTTGTTTATAGCTGTAGTAAAGTCGCCATCTGAGCTGGCAACAATCGTAAACAGCCCCTTGCCGATAGTCTTCGCGTTCGTATCCGAAACAATAAAGGCGTCCTGCAAGGACTTACCAACGCCACGAATAGCTTGGTCGATTGCGTCGACTTCGTCCGCGCGTAGCTTCGCAATGGAAAAAATACGCTGGTCGAGAGTGGTAGCTACGTCATCCAGATTAATAAGGATGAAGAAGCGACCAGTATCGACGTTATCAGCCTGCAGAAGTGTGGCGCGAACAGCGACAGAAAGAGCATTAGCGGATGCGCTTGCAACCAGTAAAGCGGCTGAGGCAAGGGCTTCTAGCTTAACTTCAGCTTCGACAGCCTCTACGCGCGCACGAGCTTTAAGCAGCGAGTATGCTGCTACAGCTTTGAGGCGCAGGCTGTCGATCTTCGTCAAAACTGCTTCCTAACCTGAAAGATAAGGGGCGAATAGACGGTCTGAATACCAGCGTTTGGAGCCGGAAATGTGACTTCGATTTCGCCTTCGTACTGACCGGCTGGGATATTGAGCTGGCCAGTAGAGAACTGAAATGCAACGCGACCGCCAGAACCCGGCACAGCGTACGCCTGACCCGGAAGAGCCTGAGTGACGTTACCGTCAGCGTCTTCATAACCAGACTGCAGGTAGCCTGTCAGGTTAAAAAGAACTGTCGACGATCCAGACGCGCGGAACTTCAGGAGCACAGTAGACCCAGCGATATCCACGATATCCCCGGTGTTCGCATCCGTAATCACGCACTTAATCTGCGGTCGTGTATCGCCTTGGACTAGCTTGATCTTACTGGCCATGGATCACCACTGCAATTTTCTACGAGACGCGAAAGTCTGAGGGAACATCCAACGCTGACCGCCATATACATTCCCATGGAGAACTGCGGCTGTAGCCCGACCGACAGCTTGAGAAAACCGCTTCATATGGAACGAAGCTAGTTGAGGCTGCGAATAAGGCTTGGCAATTTGGCTCATCATTCGCCCTAAGACCCCGTCAAGGATCTCGTTTGCATAGCGGCCCAAAATCCATTCTGGAAACTCAGGATACCCCTCGTTGTCAGTTGGATCAGTCACAGTAAGAGACACAGTAGCGATGTATGTTTCTACCTTAGCTGGATCATTATGCAGCACGATTGTACCCGGCTCAGGCATCATGGCGGCGATAGGGGATTTTGCCGCCGTCGTAATGCTCATCAAGCGTGTGATGCCTGCGTTAGCAATCGTGAAAACGTAGTATGTCTTTTCGTTAGGATTGACCTCAAATGCAATCTCTTCTTGCCAGCAGTTAGTAGACTGCAGGAAGTCATCCATAACCGAGAATAGTTCAAGCTTCAAAGTGCCGTCCAAGGCACCGGGAAGTCGAACCCTGAGTTGATCCATCAGGCGGTTGAAGTCTGCGTTTGCCATCTAGACCTCACGCCGAAATTGTCTGGAGCTGAGCGATGAACTTAGCCATGAAGCCAGAGGCTCTCTGATCCTGCGTAGCCTCGTCATCGCGAAGCTGGGCAAACCCGCACATGAAGTACAAGAACGCCAGCCGATACTGAGGATCAATGGAGACAGACGCAGTCAAGTTACTAGGAGAGTAACTAGGAAGCTGGCCTCTAAAATTGGCAAGAAAGAGATCTGGGCGCAGTCGACGCGCTTCTAGAAACGCGAAGTTAAAAGCTTCAACCAGATCAGCCGTAGGATAACGGTACGGCTCCACCTCGTCTAAGAGGAGGCGTCGGGCCGAGACGATGTAATCGTTTACGGTATCAAGCGCCATCAGAGCCCCACAAGAAAGAAGAAACTCCCCCCGGCAACCGAGCCGGGGGGAGTTCTCAGGCTTACGCCTTAGTGATGATCGCCTGCGACAGAGCGATGTTGTCGACGACCTTGTAGCCGTAGATCTGCAAGCCACGGAGGATGTTCGAGAACGAACGCTCAGAGCGGATCGTTTCAACCTTCGTGAACTGCGAGGCGAACGTCAGTCCGTGGGCATGACCCGCGTACATGGCGTATTCGCCAGCGGCGAGGCCACCAGCAACGCCAGCCGGAAGCAGGTTCGAGGTATAGATCGTGAAACGATCAACCTGACCGATCAGGCCGTTACGAAGCGGAGTGACGCTGTCGCCCGTCAGGTAAGCCTGACGCAGTTCCGAGCGCTTGACGAGGTTAGCAGCCCAAACCGGCATAATGAGCCAACGGCCACTTTCCGGGATGTTCTGTTCGTCAAGAGCCTGACCCATGCGCAGGATGGCGTCGAGAACTTCAACTTCGCCAGAAGCCGGGTTCGCAGCCTTGAGGGCAAGCGGAGAGGTCGTGGCACCGAGGTTGATGTTGCCCGAGATCTGACCAGCCGTTGCGCCACGGTTCTTCACATTGGCCTGACCGAGGATGCCCTTGAGGACGTCCGTGTCGACCGTGATCTTGAACTGCTGCGAAGCGTCGTCAGCCCACATCGACATGATGTTGAGGTCCGACTGGATCTCCATGACGTCGTCCAGCGCGAGAGCAAAGTACTTGCCCTTGTCGATGGCCAGCTCGAGGACGTTGCCCGTCGGACGCTCGATTTCGAGGTCGCCGTCGAGGCGGTAGTCCTTGATCGAAACCGTCGGCTTCGTACGGATCTTGACCTTGTCGCCCTGATTACGGATTTCACCTTCGTAGTCGGTGTTCGAGATCGCCGACAGGACGGTGTTCGCGTAGAACTTTTCGACAAGTTTGCCCGACCAGATTTCAGGAACGAAACCGGTCGTATAGAAGTTACCCGAACCGGACGAACCGGCGGGCCAAAGAACGGGGGTAGTACCTGCCCCAGCTTGATTGATTGCCATTGTAGTGGCTCCTCAGAGAAGGTTATCTGATGCGCCCTTCTCGCTCAGCTTCGAAGATCTGCCTTTCTAGGCGATCCCGATCCGCATCACGGCCTTTGAATTTTCCAGCAGCCGCGTCAGCGTAAAACTTCGCGATTTGAGCGCGCGTGAAGATGGGCTTCTCAGCGGGAGCAGATGTCGCTGCCGCAGACTTGGCTCTGCCCGGTGCCGCTAGGTTTTCCAGAGACATCTTGGCGGGAGCTTCTGTCCGGCCTGTCTCCGCACTCGCGGGGTCCAAAGCAGCCTCTTCAGCGAGGAAGCCTGTAAAGAAAGCCTGCACCCGAGGGGTATCGTTCCGCTCAAACGCGGCTTTCAATAGTTCATGTCTAATAGCACCAGAATAAAGGTCTGGCAACTGGAGCCAAGTAAGGAAGTTCTCATCCTTATTAATTTCACGCCAGTTGGGCACTTTTTCATCTAGTGACGAGAGCATACGGGTACGCGCATCTTGTGCGACATAGCCGTTTACTCCCTGAAGACGTGCTTCAAGTTCGGCGATCTTAGCTTCGTACTTGTTGATTACTGGAAGAAGTTCTTCCTTTGCTTTCTTACCAACAACCTTGAGGAACTCCTGACCGTAGTCGTTCTCCTCTTCTGGGGTAATCAAGCGTTCAATCGCAGCTTCTTCGCCTTTCTCTGCCGGTGCAGCAGAGGAAACCTGCATCGTCGCAATGACGTTCTGCAAGCTGGCAACCTGCTCAGAGAGCGATCTCATCTGTTCATTGGCGCGGTCGTACCGGCCTTTCATCGACTTATAACGATGTTCCCAAGACTGCTCATCTTCTGCTTTAGGCTGTTCAGGAGTTCCCGTAATAGGGGCTTCCTTGGCCTCTGTCTGGGTAGCTTCAATGGTTTCTTGGTTCGAGGCTTCAGAGGCGATCTCTTCTGGCTTCTCTTCCGTGTTCCCATTCTCGGTATCCTGAGCAGCAGCTTCCTGCTGGTAGTACGCATCTGCCTTGGCCCCAGCGGCTAGTACAGCGGCGGGGATTTTAACATTCGGGTCAACTCGGTTGGTATCCATTATTTCGTCTTTCTTTCGATCTGGTCGGCACTCTTGAGAGCTTCACGCAAAAGACGAAGGAGCGTACTCGCGTTCTGAGCACGGCCTTGGGCTCGCTGAAGTTCTTCTAGCGGCGACGAGACACAGTTGGAGATTTGGATATCTGTGTAGGAAACAAATGCCCCCAAGAACTCATTCCAAGTCTCGGGGGCAGTTCTCGCTAACTTTGCGGCAGCGAGAATTAGGTCGCGATCACTCATCGACCACCATACATTTTACGCAGCTTGACCTGCTGTTTGCCTGAGGCATCAGCGGGTGTCAGCTTGGCGTAATTAGTGATTGAGCCTGACTTAGTCAGCTCGTTCACTGCTTTTCTGGAAGGGAGAATTGGTTCTCCCTTCCGATAGTCTCTAACCGAGGGCTTCTTCACGAAGACACTCAGCGGGCTTTAGCGGGCGTAGAAGCGCCCTTACCGGCCATCTTGCCCTTACCACCCA